AACTCTGTAAACACGCGTGGAGCGGCTTCTATGGCTATTACGCGGTATCCCTGGTTAAGCCCTGCAACTACTGCATCACCACGATTAGCGCCAACATCAAATAGAAGCATTGCCTATCCTTTCAAGATTATGTTGCACTGCGGACTTGTAACCTGGATCAATGTCCATTGCATTAAGGCGGCCTAGTATTTGGATACTTTCATCTTTGCGGCCTATCCACCAAGCGGCTACTGCCTTTTCAAACAGCAATACATAATTGCCTTCATAACCGACATGAACAGGGAGCGGTGAATTAAGTTGGTTGTGCAATCCAATGTTTGCCCAGGTGTAACACTCTTGCCACTGGCCTAAACGCTCATGAAACTGCGCCAAAAGGAAATAACCTTCAGGGCGGTATGGCAGATAAGCCACGGCCTGCAATAAACAGTTGCTCACAGTGGCTTGGCGGTCATTCTGATCATCAAAACAATGGGCCGCTTTGAGAAGTGACGCATAAACCAGGGTGGGGTGCGACTCATGGCCGTATTCTGCGGTGCGCAAATAGAAAGAAACGGCTGAGGCTGTTTGGTTCTGCTTCTCGTATTCAACGGCTACATCAAAATTAAGCGCTGGATTAAATGGATCTTTAGATAGTTCTACAACTAACTGCTCAATTTTCATAAGCCAGTGCCTCCATAATTAAATCTTCCACTACTGCACCAGGTACTTGCAAGACAAAAGCGGCATTATCCTGGAAGCCAAATGACACCAAAAGGTTGCCGTTATGGACTGCCGCGCCTACACAGAACTCAACGCGAGCATCTAAGAATGAGAATTCCTTACTTAACCCTACAACATTTAGTTCCTGATCCCACACAACCAAGCGGTGACGGTAAATGGCATCTTTTTGCTTTAGGTAATTCTTAAACAGATCTACCTCATGGGTAATTGAGATGTACATGTTGCCCCACCGTATAACCTGGCTAGATCCGCGTTGATCTTTAGGCGCTGGTGCTGTTGGCTTATGGAAAACCTGTTCGCACTCACCACTGAGGGGGTTGGCATAAACTAACTCTGTTGGCATTGTCCATTTAATGAAGTGATAAGGCTTATCTAGGACAGGTATCCAATTCTTCTCACAGTAAGAAGTATTAGGAGCAGGGGCTTTGATACGCACACGCCTAACTTCTTTGACCGCCCAGTTATCCCAGTCAATCTCAATACGGCTGTACTCCATACGCCCCACGCCGTTGGTTGTTGTGTCACGGCGAACGCCCACTAGGTAATAATCATCTAGCCACTGAACTACGCGGCAATCTTCTTCACCCACAAACTCCCAAATAGGTTCAACATCTAATTCAGATGTATCCACTTTGGCGTGGTGGGTCATCTCAAGATCATCATTAAGGCGGCACAAGTAATTGACCGTGACTAAGCGGCGATCCTTCTCAGGGTGCAGGTACGACAGTGGCCCAAATCGGCTAGGAAACTTCTGCTCATTTTCTGCGTGGTACAGCGTGTAATTAACATGGCGTAAGTTCACAAGAATGTTGCCCTTGTCATCAATAAAAATTGATGGGTTCATTAGCCCTGTACCGCTAGTTAATCCGTGAGGAATTACCAGGGGTGCAAGTTTGCCACCGTGTTGAACTGCCTTCTCTACTAAGTTCATAAACCTTACAATACATGAAGTTGCAAAAATCGCTATCATTACAGTACGCCTGATTTACAAGAGGCATAACAAGGGAGATACGCATGGGTCTGCGTGACCGTATCGCAAGAGCAATAGCAACTGGCAATCTTGAAAAAGGCCCTAACCTGCCTAGAGGTGCTACAACAATTGGCACTGATGACCTTATGGCCCAAAGCGGTTTAGCAATGCAACAGACATACGGCAACAATGTCGCACTCCCACGCGCACCATTTAGCGCAACAGTTCCATTTGGCCCAGGCAATCCAATTATCCCTGGTGCAATTAACCCAATCAATCCCGCAACAGGCCGCCCTGAACCGCGCCGTTATGAGTACCAGGTTGCTCAGAACATTAACATTGTTCCAACGCGCTTAGTTCCATTTTCAACATTAAGAGACGCGGCGGATAGCATTGACATTTTGCGCCGTTGCATTGAAGTAACTAAATCAAAGATGAATGGCTTACAGTTTGACATTGTGCTTGGTGCAGACGCATCAGAAAAAATTGCCGCAGAGTCAGGTGGTGATCATGTGCGCGCTATGGCGAAAGCCCGCGAAAAGTACACAGATGAAATTAACCGCATGCGTACATTTTGGGAAAACCCTGATAAGGCAAATGGTTACACATGGCAGGACTGGATTAACATTGCCGTTGAGGACATTCTTGTAATTGATGCGCTTGCTGTTTACCCACAACCAACAGTAGGTGGCGATTTATACGGTTTCCAAATTCTTGATGGTTCAACAATCAAACCACTTATTGATGACCGCGGTATGCGCCCAATGCCACCCAACGCCGCGTTCCAACAAATTCTTTATGGTTTCCCACGCTCAGAGTTTGCCGCAACAGAAGAAGATCCAAAAGCAGATGGTGAATTCACATCTGATCAATTGGCTTACATGGTGCGCAATCGCCGTTCAACAACTGTTTATGGATTTAGCCCAGTAGAAAGAGCGCTTCCACTGGCTGACATTTATTTGCGCCGCCAACAATGGATCAGAGCAGAATACACAGATGGTGTTATGCCTGAACTTATGTTTACAACTGATGAAGATTGGGGAACTAACCCTGATCTCTTGCTTGCTTATGAGCGTATTCTTAATGATGATCTTGCAGGACAGACAGAGCAACGCAAGCGCGCAAGACTTTTGCCAAAGGGCCTTACACCTATTGTTAATGAGGGCTATGGCGAGAAATTCAAAGACACACTTGATGATTATTTAGTCACTTCTATTTGCGGACATTTTGGCGTACAACCTGCGGAAATTGGTTTCTCACCAAAGAGCGGATTGGGCGGCGCTGGTTTCTCAGAAGGACAGGCAGAAAATGGTGAAGCGTTAGGTATTGGGCCTCTTGCTAACTGGATTTCTAAGCAACTTACAAATCTTTCTTACACATACTTAGGTATGCCGCGTGAACTTGAATTTAAATTGCTTACATCAGAGCGCAAAGACACAGAAGAAAACGCCCGCAAAAATGAAATTGAAGTGCGTTCAGGCGGTAAGTCAATCAATGAGCGCAGATCAGAATTAGGTTTGCCTTTGCTTGATACACCACAGGCTGACATGCCAATCCTTGCAACTGGAGGGGCTGTTTATTTATTCTCACCTGATGGATTGATTGATGCGGCTACTGCGTCAGTTGCCCCAACATTAAGCGGCCCTGATGCAACACCTGACGCGCCTACAACTCCAAATCCTCTTGAGCAAAAACCTTCAACAGAGGTAAAGCCTGAAGATGAAGAAGTGACAGAAGTAAAAGCATTTATGAAATGGGCGGCTAAGGGTAAGCGCGCAAGATTATTTGAGTTTAAATCACTTGATCCGATTGTTGGAGATGCGCTCAACCGTTGTGCTTTTGATGGTGATTTAGATACTGCGCGAGCGCTGGCTAAGGCTTATCTAACATGATTGAGGGCGCTCTCAAGGCAGATGGGCGCTTAGCGGCAAAGAACGCAGTGAAAATCAGGGCGGCACTGCACCAGGTAGCAGACTTCAAAAGAGTTTTTAATAAATACCAGGAGACGCAACCGCAACCTACTGATAACCCTACGCAAGATCGTGTACGCGCTCGTTCATGGATTTTACTTAATGTTTATCTTAATGATGAGCCTATAAAAAAAGCAGTAATGCGAGCATGGGCTGAAGCGTATGTTTTGGGGCGAGTAGCCGCAGAAGAATGGTTACGCAAAACCCGTGAGGCAAACAAGGCTGATGACATTGAAGTTAATTGGGATAATTGGAAACCAGGAGACAGAGTAACGGCCTTACTTCTTAATCCCAGTAAAGGATTTGAGGCTTATTTGCAATTAGTGGGCGCTGATAGTTATTTCAAAAACTTTAATAAAGAAACTATTGTAAATTTAGGTACTGCTCTTTCTGACTCAATTGCCGCTGGTTTAGATGCTGAAAGTGCCGCTGTAATGATTGGAAGGCATGTAGCAAATCCGAGCCGCGCTCTTACTATTGCAATTACTGAACAGAGCCGCGCCATGTCTTTTGGGTCTATTCAAAGTTACAAAGATGCAGAATTGCAAAAGATGCAATGGGCCGTATCTGATCCGTGTGATGTGTGCGCAAAGAATGACGGACAAGTAATTGTTATTGGGCAAACATTTGCATCAGGAGATACCCAACCCCCTGCTCACCCGCACTGCCGTTGCGTTTTATTGCCTGTAATTCCTGGAATGGAAGATGACCCAACAGGAATTGATGGAAACATTACAGCGCCTACCCTTGATGATGGCGGTCAATTAGTTAATAAACCTGTTACTGATTATCGCGGATACCATCAAGCGCCTAGACGAGCAGATGAATTTGGTTCTCCTGCTACTTACATTGAAGAAATGATGCCTGATTTTTATGCAAGGCCAAACATTTATACAACAGGCATGGATCAATCTGATAGAGAAAGCGTTGCGGCTTTACAAAGAATTAAAAACAAGCCTAACGAAATGGTAACTATTTACAGAGCAGTTCCAAAAGAAGTGGACAGGATCAATCCTGGCGATTGGGTCACACTTTCACCTTCTTATGCAGATAGCCACTTATTAAGTAATTTAGAAGAAGGCCATGTAATTAGTATGAAAATTCCGGCCAAAGATTTATGGTTTGACGGTGACAGTATCAACGAATTTGGCTATGATCCCGTTGGTTAAAAACGCTTGTGTAACCAAAAATTGATACTCTTATAGCAAACGCTTTAAGGAGTAATTATGAGTGATGGTTTTGTACCACCTCAAGAGGTGCGCAATAACGCCAAACGCGGATTAGAACTTAGAGAAAAGCATGGCCGTGGCGGAACAGAAGTGGGCGTTGCCCGCGCCCGCGACTTATCAAACGGAAAAGCATTATCATTAGACACATTAAAGAGAATGAACTCTTACTTTGCTCGCCATGAAGTTGATAAAAAAGGCGAAGGTTGGGGCAAAGACAGTGCGGGTTACATTGCTTGGTTGCTTTGGGGCGGAGACGCTGGTAGAGCATGGGCTAAAAGAATTACCAGTGAACAGGAAAACAAGGAGAAATCAATGGCTAGTAATCTAACAACCACCTCATACTTTAGTATTGAGAAGGCTGACCGTAACGCAGACGGCACAATGACCGTTTACGGAAAGGCAACAGATGACTCCATTGACATTGATCAAC